TAGAAGAGGAAAACTTTAATCCTAACTCAGATGAGTATTATGCCGCAGTTGATCAAAGGATAAGAGAAGAGTTTCCCCACAAATTTGGGGCAAATAGTTCGGAATCTACGAGACCCGTCCAACCCGTAGCTTCTGCTGGTCGTTCTACAACGCAATCAACATCTGGACGCAAAACAGTTAGACTATCTCCGAGCCAAGTCCATATCGCCAAGAGACTTGGAGTACCTCTGGAGGAATACGCTAAATACGTGAAGGAGTAATAGCATGGAAGATAAAACCAAAAAGACCTCACGCACCGATGCTTCTCGTGAAAAAACAAAGAGAGCACAACCTTGGCGCCCACCGTCAAGCTTAGAAGCGCCACCGGCGCCTCCAGGATTTAAACATAGGTGGATAAGAGCTGAGACTCTAGGAACTGAAGACAGAAAGAATATGGCTGGAAGACTTCGTGAAGGATTCGAGCTAGTTCGTGCTGATGAGTTTCCAGATTTTCACTCACCTACAATAGAAAATGGATCGCACGCTGGTGTTATCGGAGTTGGTGGATTATTGCTTGCTCGTATACCAGAAGAAATTGTCGAGGAGAGAGCGGAATATTTTGCAGAGCAAACTAAGACGCAAGAAGAATCTGTCGATAATAATCTTTTTAAAGAGCAGCATAGAAGTATGCCTATTTCTTCCGAGAGGAATAGTAGGGTTACTTTTGGCAGTGGTAGAGGAAACAACAAAAATTAATTTTTGTTATGGGTCCTATCACTTATATGACAACTAACTGGTTAAGGAGGACTTATAACCATGGCAAATAAAGACGCACCATTCGGTTTTAGACCTGCAAAGATGTTGGGTGGAGCACCATTTAATGGCGGCCAAACAAGTTATGGTATTGAAAGTGGATATTCTAGTAATATTTTCACTGGAGATGCAGTTGAGTTACACACAGACGGTACTGTTACCGTAGGTGCTGCAGCGGCAACTAATTTAATTGGCGTATTTAATGGATGTTTTTTCACTGACTCTACAGGTAAACCGACATTCTCAAAACATTGGCCTGCAAGCACTGTCGCAAGTGATGCAGTAGCTTTTGTTATTGATGACCCAAACGTACTTTTCGAAGTACAAGAAGACAGCACCGATATTGGGGCCTCATGGCCTGATAATAGAGGGTCAAATGCTGACTTAGTATCAACTCACGCAGGTAGCACAGCTATTGGAAGATCTAAACAAGAGTTAGACTCTAGTACAATTACTGCAGCTACAGCACAATTCAGAATCGTAGACGTATGTACGACTGAAGGTAACAGTGACACAGCAAGTGCAAATGGAAACTACATCGTTAGAATTAACGAAGGTCTTCATTATGCCAATACTGCTGGTATCTAATAGGAAGGACTAATAGATGGCTATATCAAGAAGTCAACTTGTCAAAGAGTTGGAACCTGGTCTTAATGCATTATTCGGTCTAGAATATGCAAGATACGAGCAGGAGTGGTCAGAAATTTTTGACACAGAAACTTCAGACAGAGCGTTTGAAGAAGAAGTAGAACTTTCTGGCTTTGGTAGTGCACCAGTAAAAGCTGAAGGAGCAAGCGTACAATTTGACGATGCTACAGAAGCTTTCACTAGTCGTTACTCACACGAAACAATCGCTTTAGCATTTGCTATTACTGAGGAGGCAGTAGAGGACAACCTTTACGACAGCCTAAGTTCTAGATACACAAAGGCTTTAGCACGTTCAATGGCTAACGCTAAAGAAATTAAGGGTGCAAACGTTCTTAACAGAGCATTTAACTCTTCTTTCACAGGCGGAGACGGTGTTGAATTATGTTCAACTGCACACTTAACAGTAGCAGGTGGCAACTATGCCAACGAACTATCAACATCTGCTGACTTGAACGAAACATCATTAGAGCAGTCATTAATTGACATCGCAGGCTTTATTGATAATCGTGGTCTTAAAATCGCTGTAAAGGCAACAAAGATGATCATTCCAGTTAATCTTCAGTTCGTAGCTGAAAGATTAATGAAGAGTCAGTTAAGAACTGCAACTTCAGATAATGACATTAACGCTATCGGTAACATGGGTATGATCCCTGGCGGATACGTTATTAACCATTATCTAACAGATACAGATGCATTCTTTATTAAAACTGATGCACCTAATGGTCTAAAGCACTTTAATCGTGCGCCTATCAAAACTTCTATGGAAGGCGATTTTGATACAGGTAACGTAAGATACAAAGCTAGAGAGAGATATTCATTTGGATTCTCTGACCCTAGAGGTATCTTTGGCTCACCAGGAGCTTAATAAATAACCAAAGAATGGGGGTATATCCCCCATTCTTCTTATTGCAAATTTTCTTTAAAACTGTATACATAAATATAAGAACTACGTAGACTGCATATGCAGACGATATAGAGACTATGTAGTAAGGTCTATATAACCAAGGAGGTTTAAAATGGCAAACTCAACATTTAGTGGTCCAATAAGATCAAAAGGTGGATTTAATGTAATTAATGAAGCTAGCGATACAGGAGCAATTACAGAAACTGGTTTCTCTGTAAACTCAACAGGACAACTTATTTCACTAGGAACCAGAAAAATACAAACATTCGCAGTAGATTTATCTGGAACAAATGCAGCATCAGTTACTTATGGTGATAATGATGTTCTAGTAGAATTAGGTGCACTAAACACAGATCATCCAGATGCTTTAGTAACAGCAAGTAAATTCTTTATTCATAAAGTAGTGCTTGGTATTACAACTGCAGCGGCAAGTGATGCTAACTCATTAGCTAACTTACAATTATCTGCAACTTCAGGTACAGCTACCAACACTGCTATATCTTCAGGAACTGAAATTGTAGGAGCTGGTGTTGCATCATTCAATCCAAGAATTTCTGCTACTGATTCAGTAACAGAGGTTGATATTGATTTAGATGCCACTGCTGGTACTTATCACGTTTTTGCACCAAACATTACTGCAGCTATTGCAAGTAAAAACTTGTACTTAGGTGCTGGTGCAGCGGCTGATGCAGCTTTAACTGCATTTCGTGGAACACTTGAAATAGAGTATTCAGTATTTTAAAAAAATAATGTGGGGCTTCGGCCCCACAAGTTCTTAATTAAGGAGGGAACATGGCAGACACAGTAACAGGACCAACAATCCTACAACAAAACGATAAAAGAGTTACTATTAAAATTGTAGTTCAATCTGATGGATCAGGTGGAACCACAGTATTTGGTGACGTTTCTGCTTTAGCAGATAACAAAGAAGGTCAATCAGTATCGACACTTTCACTACAAAGACTATGGTGGACATGCTCTAACGGTGATGGGGGAAACTCTTTTGCTAGATTAGATTATGAAGATTCAGATGGAGATATTCCTATAGTAACATTAATAGATTCTGGTTATTGGGATTTTAGAGAGTTTGGTGGAATACCAGCTAACACAAGTAGCAATAGTAATCAAAACGATATTAACTTTGTGGTAGCTAGTGCAGCTGACTCTGGTAACACATATACCTGTATAGCAGAATTTCTAAAGAATTATTAGGAGTAAAATATGCCTACATACTCAGGTACTAACGCATTTACTCTCACAATAGAAGAGGTTATAGCAGAGTCATATGAAAGATGTGGCCTTTACGTAAGGTCCGGGTATGATCTCAAAACTGCTAGAAGATCTTTAAATTTATTGTTTGCTGAATGGGCTAACAGAGGATTAAATCTTTGGACCATTGAACAGAGAACTAAAACTCTCGTTGCAGGAACATCGTCTTATGATTTAGATGATGATGTAGTAGATGTATTATCTGCTGTCATAACAGAAGCTAGTGATTCTACGGTTGATAGACAAATAGAAAGAATAAGTAGAGCTGAGTATTTAAACATATCAAAAAAATCTACTTCTGCTTCTCCTACACAGTATTACGTAGAAAGAACAATAACTCCTAAATTGTATGTTTATGCAACTCCAGATTCAGCAGATACCTTTAAATATTATGCAATGACTAGAATTGCAGATGCTGGAACTTATACACAAAATCCAGAAGTGCCTTTTAGATTTTTTCCTTGTTTGGTATCAGGACTTTCATATTACATAGCTATGAAAAAAGCA